CTCTGCTCAAAATTGTGGTATTAGCAGAGCCATTTAGGGTTGTAGATACGCCTCTCATAACAAATTGTGGAGCAGACGCTGTTCTATCGCTTGGATCGGGTGTGAAAGCAATGGTTCCGACTCCGTTGCCTCTTGCTTCCATGACACCTGCTCTATCAGTAGTGGCTGCACCACTTCCAGAATGAACCAAAACTTTAGAACCGATGTTTCTTTCACCAAGATTGTCGGCCAACTCACTAACACCAACACTGTTGGTAATTGGGCTATCAGAAGCCTTATTACCTGCTTTGACTATAGTGCCACCATCTACGACGCCACTTGTGCCAATTCTCCAACCAGCAGCGTAAGTGCCGCCCTTTGTACCCTGTAAAAAACTACTTCCGTATGACATGTAATTATCTCCAATTGAGACCAAAAAAAATGTAGTTTTCCATTTCCGTAAATAATCCTATTATCCTAATAGTATTATACACTTTTTTCAAGTGCATGTTTGAGGTTTTTTAGATTTTTCTTAATTTTAATTCTGATACTTTCCCCACAAACTCCCCTATCTTTTGCAATCTCTTTAATTGACAAGTTTTTGTAGAATCTATCCAAAATCAAGCTGGGGTCTTCGCAAGCAAAGTTAATTTCATCAAGCATATCTATTGGTTCGAAGGTATTTTTCGAGTCTTCGATAAGACTAAAGACGCTTGAAGAGTTAGCGTAAGTTTTAACACCCTTAGAGCTTTTTTCAGAGTTAAACTTTTTTTGAGTCAAACACTCCATTACTACACCTTTGTATAAATAGGTGGTAAATTTGCAGTTTGAATCATTAGAGTATCTTTCCACGGCCTTCCACAACGCATTAATAGAACACGTTATCATTTCGTCTTTTGTGAGGCTAAACCTAAATGAATAGGACGCTTTCTTAAGAATTTTAAATATATCCTTACTGGATAAATTTTTAGATTCTGCTATTTTCAAAAAAGATTCTGACTTTGTTATCTCTTCAATGCTTTGTTTCTCAATGTTTGTCATGTTTAATCTCCTGTTAAGTTACTTGAATAATTAATTTTTCTTCTATCGCTTTTCTGACATCAGCAAAGTCGAACATTCTGCCAATACCTACAAAAAATCTATATCTTGTACATACCTTTAGTATTTCTACACCGTCTATGTCATCTAGGCTCTTTTTAATTTGTGGTGTTATGTTAAAGTTACAATGACCCATCCAACATTCGTAGTTGGTTGCCATTAATATTTCTTTTGAAAACTCTTTATCTAATGTTACTTGAGTAAATTCTTGAGTCGTGTCATCTGCGTGCGAATAATTGTAATCCTTTTCTATATCTAGGTCTTCAACTTCCTGATATTTTTCCATATTTCTTAGAACATTCTCGTAAAGCTGTTCAGCTAAAGAGTTATTAATTTGACTTTCTAAAACATCTTCATACTTTTGCCATCCGATTTTTTGTGATTTTTTCATGGGTAGATTCTCCTCTACTATAGTAGGTCTGAAGGTCTAATACAAGGTCTGTCGTCTTCCCCATCTGGTTTATCCTCTATTTCCTCATCAATTTCAATTTCTGATTCTTCTAATGCTTTAGTTGCTCTTCTAGTTATTTCTGATATAAAAAGCTCCAGTTGTTCAGGCATAGCTTCTGATATTCCGCTAGATGCTATCTGAGCCGTTTCTAATTGTAGCTGTACGGTTCCTAACGCGCTTACTAATTTAGCGAAAGACTTTATTGATTCGTCTCTATAATCTTCAATGTCTATATCTATAAACAGGTCGCCCTCGTTAGTCATTGTGAATGTAATGCTAGATGTTACGATTGGTTCAAACATTTTATTATTTCTTTCGCTGTGTTTTCCCAGTTATATTTTGAAGCTGTTTCAATTCCAGATTTATTAATCTTGCCTTTTTTATTGTTAATAAATGAAATCATTAGGTCAGACAGTGCGTCCACTTCTTTCTCTGTAATCTTTGCCCAATTACCTTGATTGAAGAACCATTTGCCATCAAACGCTGGCTCTACACCATCTATCGGCAATAATTGTGCGTTTTCTTTAGTGCAAAATTCAGTATGTGCAGAATAATCTGTGGCTATTACATGCTTTCCGCAAGACATCATCTCCAAGAGTTCCAGATTCCAGCCTTCTCCACGAGAAGGAAAGACTCCACAATCAACTTCTGACATGATATTATACACATCTTGCTGTGTCTCAGCTCGTGGAATAATACTTACTTTTGGAAACTTGTATAGCTTTTTCCATCGTGCATCTTCCATGCGGGTGTTAAATGGATTGCTGCACATCATCCACAACTCTGCGCGAGCATCGTGTTCAAGAACTTTCTTAAATGCTTTAATGAGAATATCGTGACCCTTACGGACTTCCCACTTGCCACAGTTAAAGAAGATTGTTTTGTCATCTTGTCTTACTGGTGCTGGCGGGAATAGTTCTGTGTCTACACCAAGGGGTACAACGTGAGTTTTTGGAGGAAGTTTAGGACGACCATCTGCCTTGTAGTATCCAAAATTATTACCAGTAACAACCCTCCTTGCCCATTGCGAACAAACCATCAACTCATCGCAGGCTAGTAGGTGATGCTTCTCCAAATCGCTAAACGTATCCAACTCAAAGATAGGAAAGCCAATGAATTTACCTGACCCTATGCGTTCTGCCATCTGGTTCTGATGCCAGATTTTAATACAGGGTGCGTTTGGGTCAAACGTCTGAGCAGTCTCCATCCCTTTTCTGACCGCATCTGCATCTGCTTGATTGGTAACTTGTGGTTGCCCAATAGGAAACAGAGAAACTTCTGCTTTATCCTGTAATGCTTTTAGTATGTTTAATCCAGCTATGCCGTAGCCAAGCTGATTGATTGGAGCTTGTAGGTTAATTTTCATTTTTAAAAGCCTCTTTGATAAATGAATCAATGTCTTTGATATTAGCGTCTCTCGAAAGTATTTCGTCGGTCAGTTTCTTTGCTTCTAATTTCTTATAACCTAAAGCTACTAAAGACGAAGCGCAGTCTGCACCAAAGCTAGTTTGCGAGGGCTTTGTAGCCTTGGGTTTTGGTTTTGGTTTTGGTTTGGCGACAGTTCTGGCGACAGGCTTAGGTTTGGGTTTAGGCTTAGGCTTGGCGACAGTTCTGGCAACAGGCTCTTGTTTTAACGTAACGTGCGCTGCTAAATATTCCTCGTCTCCAGACAGAATAGCATAAACATCCTGCTCATCTTGGAAATATGATGATAAGGTTTCTCTGGCTCTTGGCTTTTCCCGTGTCCTTGGTTCCATAGAGCCTATAAGGAATGATACTGAAAACACAGTACCAAAGAAAATAGCTAAAAGTTGTGATAAAAAATCTACGGTCGCTGGTTCATACATATCGTTAATCTCTATTATACAGTACGTTTTGCTATTTGTCAAGCGGGTTTAAATAAGTACAGAAAAAAACCCCGCCAAGTCCCAGTTCTCGGCGGGGTATAGTCTCAGCGTGTCTCCCGTGTTTTAACCTAACGGTTGCCAAGACTATCGGTTCGATTCCCATTCGGGAGCAACATACCGAACCATATTACGAATCAGATTGCACTCTTGGAGCGATATTTGCTGGATCAAGACCAAGGGAAATTTCATCTGCCATAATGCAGACGGAACTTCTTTTGTTTTGGTTCTCATCTTCGTAGTCATCAATGTTTAATTTGCCTTGGATTGACGCTTCTCGCCCTTTTACAAGTTTAGGCTGAAGGCTTTCTGCCATTTTACCAAAGCACAACACATTAATAAAGAGAGTTTTATCGTTTCGCCTGTCGTTGACAGCCATACGAAACTTACTCATTGATGTTCCCTTTTTAGTGGTAGAGAACTCGGCATCTTTAGTTAGACGACCTACACCAACCCAACAATTACTATCCATTTTTAAACTCCTAATGCTGATCTAATTTTTCCACGTACTACTTGTGTGTTACCACGATTCGAACCGCCCGTGATTGCGTTGTAAGCTGTTTCAGTAAAGTTTTTGTTCAAACCCAAGGCTCTACCAGCCTGCAAAGTTCCTCGCTTGTTGGTTCCGTAAACAGTACCAGTAGCTTTGTATGCAACTGCGGTTACTGGGTTTACTGATTCACCACGGTACTGACCGCCAGCGATTGAACCAGTAAGTTCACCCTCCGTGTTAAAATAGCTGTTTGGCAATCGTGTGAGTGCCGTGTAAAACTCTTTACTTTCCATTTAATCTCTCCAATACTTGTTAAATTAACTTTCTTCCTCAGCACTTGGCTGAACATTGTCATTTCTTAAGGCCGATGAGCCTTCAACTAAATAATCCTGTAGTTTTTTGATTTCTTCTTCAATTTCTGCTTTCCTCAATGTTAGATTTTGAATCTCTCTTTGAACATTCATAAGATGGGCATTTGCCATTTCTGTAAGTGTAGTCATTTTTTACTCCTGTTGAGTTGTTTTGGTTTGCGTTGTGGTTTACTATATTATAGTCTACGAATCGCATTTTGTCAATCGGTTTTTTAGATTTTTACAAAAGTTTTTCATTATGCAGATTCGATAGAATTAGGTAGTACACTAAAATCCCCGTTTTTTTACAGAAAACGGTTGGGCATAAAAACTGCCTATGTTGGGTGACAAGGTATAGGAACCTCGGACAGCTTACGCTGCCATTGCGAAACTAGGTTCTGCAATTAACATTTAACAGATTTTTAACGTAGCCCTTCTGTCAACTACGGATTGCAATTGTTACTTCTTATTACAGGTCGAATCTATTTCGCCCCCGTCAGAAACACACCATAATATCTCGCTGCGACTTTCTGGATTTTTACCAGCTATTAGACTCTCACGTTTCCTAAGATTAGGCAATACGTGCATGGCTAACTCGGTTCATAGTCCGATACCCCGAAACGCCCACGAAATCAGTCTTTCGGTTTACACACTGTGGTGTGCTTCTGGTGGAGGCGGGGAGGAACTGCCCCTCCCGTCCCTAATAATCTCCCATAACAACGTCTACAATCATAGCACTTGCCGTACTCCATCCCCGAAGGGAGCGACTCTGACCGGACTCGAACCGGCAATCGCTGGATCGACAGTCCAGTGCATTAACCAATTATGCTACAGAGCCAAGAGCCACTACGAGGAATCGAACCCCGAATAGCTGATTGGAAATCAGCAGTTATACCGTTTAACTATAGTGGCTAACTAATCTTTTCTGAAAAACTTTTTGTGTAGCATCCAGAATAAACTTTTAATTATATTTTTTTGATACACTCTGCCTTTACATTCTTTTAAGCCGAAATGTTTTAGCGAACATTCTTCACAGTAAACTTCCTCACATATTCTACATCTGTACTCAAGCAAGCGGTCACACGTTTTTCCACATTCAGCACAATTAATACTCATCATAGTCCTCGTCGTCAATAAAATCTCGGAAAGAATCTTCATTCCACCGAGGATTTTTTGAAAGTAAGTCTTTCAATTTCTTAGCCTTACCTTTCCCTTTTTTCGTAAGCTCGTAGTAAAAACGTCCATCTTCCCCAATAAGTTGTTCTATCAGTCCGTCTTTCATTAAGTTCTCTATAGTCTTGTCTAACATCGCGTTTACGAGGTTTTCCTGTGACTTCAAGTAAGAAAGTAAAATTGGCTCTTTGTCTACTTCGAACTCAAAAACATCAAAAACCACTTCTTTATTTTCTTTGGAGGTTGTTGGATAAATTGCGTCTCTAGCACCTTGCAGTTTGTCAACGTATTCCATAGCAGTTTCAAAGTCAGAGTAGACACCTAGAGGCTCTATGCTCGAAACCTTAAAATTTTTCTCTTGCTCTATTGAGATAACAACATAGACTTTCATTTATTTCTCCAGTTGTAGTTTTTTAATTTTAATATGATTTTCTGATGCCCATTGTTGGTACTCTTCTTCATCCATGTGGAGATAAAAAGCCGTTCCATCTGATGTTATGCTGTGCAAAATATAATCTTTTTGTTTTGGGCTTGAATCTCTCGATGAGTTGATTACACCGACAGTCATAACTAAAGCCACAGCGAACGATATTGCAGCGAACCACATAATTATATCGTCAACATTTTTTTTATTCATGGTCAACCCAACCCTCGATTCTTGTGTCATACACCCAACATTCAATGTCGCAATACTCAACTCGGTCACGGTACTTTTCCCAGCCATCTTTCTTTGCAAGAAGAATCACTAACGGTGGGCGTTCCGTTTTAAGGCCGTAATAAATCGACTGACCGATTCCTTCAGCCCATTTATTTGCCCAATCAATCTCACAGGCTTTGTCCTCGAAAAGCAAATCGACTCGCGTACCATCATCTAATCGGTATTCTTTTTCTCCACCGATCTCTTCTTGGATTATATCTTGCCAATAAGTTTCTGTGCCGTATCTTTGCGTGGCAACAATTTCATTCGCTTCTTTTTCTGTAGGGTTAGTAAAGACGGTCGAAGCGGTGTGGGTTATAAACAGCACGCCACGGAGGAACAAAGTCAAGACAACAAAGGCAATAGCTATTCTATAAAAACTTTTCATTGTGACTCCATTTCGTCTAAAATTTCAGTTTCTTTTACAAGTATATCTAAAAAAGATTTTTCTTGCCTACTGCCTTCTCCACAAAGTCGCAAAACTTTTTCGTACATTTTTCTAAGTATTTCTACATATTCTTTTTGTTGTTTAATGTCCACTGTCTCTCCTAGAAAGGTAGCATCAATTCAAGAATGTCGTGGGATGTCTTTTTAACATCGCCACCGTTTGATTTCAATAATTCTTTCACCACTTCATCCAACTCTCGTCGTTCCTCAAAAGCCTTTAGTGTAGCTTTGAAAGGTTCTCCAGCAATATCTGTAACGATTCTCAGCATCTCTGCTGCAATGTCTCTGATCTCTAGCTGTGCGTGTTTACTATTTCTTAGTTGCACAAAGTTAGCAAAGCTACGCATATTGAACATTACATCTGCCTGAATCTGACTGTTGTATGTTTTGAAAAACCTTGCTGACTCTTTTGCTCGTTTGCGTCCCAATACTGGTTCTAGGTCTGCGATACATTGGTGGTAAAGATTGTTACCTAAATTGGTATAATTCTCTAAAATGTCAGTCCATTTTTCTCCATTCACACCAAAAGAAAAATCATCTAGCCAAGCAATATATCTTGATGATTTTACATCACCCCAATCTTCCGGCAGGAAGTATTTATCTTCCTTCAATTCCTTGTATCTAGCAGACTCAGCATTAAGACTACTAATACGGTGCTTAAGAAGATGGATATGGGATGCAATATCAGTGTCAACAATAAAATGAATAACACCTTTTTCAAAGGGAGTCTCATGACCTTCGCTCCATAACATATTGATAAGTTTGCTGACCCTAGCCTTTTTTTCGTCCGTAAGTTTTCGTGATGTTGATGTCCAAGCTGAACAGGCAATAGTCTCGTCGTCACCATAAAATCCAATTAGTTCTACTTTGTTTTTCATTTTCTACTTTCAAATTTATTTAAATCTTTTATTGCAACATTGTGACAGTCTGCTTTGACAACAAACCCGTTGGATGTATCAGTTTCGCCTTTGGTCATCTTCCTAGCCTTTTTAAAGTATTCTTCGCGGGGTAGCCATCCAAGCACCCACGCTTTGCCTTGATCGACAATCGGGGTTTGTACCCTTACGAATACGTAGCGGTCACACTTTTGGTTTTGTATGTCTGCAACGGAACATTCATAATAATCTCTCGGAGGGCTTTTGCATCTCTTGGTCTTAACGTCCCAAGTAATCTGTTGACTATTTCCGCATAGATCACCAGTCAATATATCATAATCAAACGTGTTAAGGATTTGTCCACTCAAAATGTTGTTTGCAACTTCTTCTCCCAAAAAGCCTGCGATATTCCCATCTCCGCGAACTATAGAGTTGTTGATAGTACCCATTTCTTTAGCCTTTTCACCAGCTTTCTTGAGCATTTCTTTTGTGACTTTTACTTCAATCATATTACCAAATCCTTGAGATAAATTTAGAGAACTTCTCTTGTATTGTAGCGAAGAAACCTTCTTGTTTTTTATTTTGTCTTTTCGCCCTCTTGAGCTTAATCTCTAAGGCAAATTTCTCTGCTTCATTTTCTATAGACTCTTTTGATTGAAGCAGTTTTTTCTGTAACAACCTTTGTGTTACCATAAACTTACTGTCTGACTGACCTCTGTATTTCATTTGTGATCTTCTAACTCCTTATTATAGTCGGTTTTAATTGAATTACCAATCAAATTTTAAATAATATTGCACAAACAGCATCGAATGATGAATTACGACGATCAGCATCCGGATGTTTATGTACATTAATGGGTGGTCCAAAGCCACCTGCAACGAAAGCATCACCTATAGAGAAAGAGGATAGAAATGTAATG